CGGACGACCCTTACGACAGCCCCTCGCAGCTGCCGTTCCAGGTGGCAGAGGGAGTGCGGGCGGTCATCGCCCTACCCTCTGGCAGCCCGCAGCTCGTCGGTGGTAACCGCATCGTCTACAACACGACGATGACGTGCGACTCGACGGACCTCCAGCCCAATGACATCGTGACCGACAACGCTGGAAACCAGTGGCGCGTGATGTGGGCGCGTCACTTCGGCACGTTCGGACTCGACCACGTTCAGGCATCGCTGCGCCAGATTGTTGGAGCGACGTAATGGGCAACGTGCAGCTGAACGACGATGTCATTGAGGCGATGTTCCGCGACCCGGCAGGGCCGGTGGGGCGCATCATCGAGAAGAAGTGCATCGCAGTCGAGACGCTCGCCAAGATTCTCGTGGTCACGCCAGGCTCGGGTCGCATGTACCAGGCAGGCCCTTATTTCCTGCGACGAGGCGACAAGGTTTACCACTGGGTGCGCACCACGGCTCACCAGGCATCGGCTCCCGGCGAGCCGCCGTCATCGGACACCGGGCGTCTGCTCACGGCCATCACCCACCGAATGGACGTGGAGGACAAGATTGTCGGACGCGTCGTGGCCAACGTGAACTACGCGCTCTACCTCGAACTCGGGACACGGTACATGGAACCTCGGCCTTTCTTGCGACCGGCGCTGAGCGGGGGAATGAAGTCGTGACGATGCAAGCAGTTTTCCCCGATGAGATGCCCGACATTCGTGCCTACCTGCGGGCGCATCCGTTTCTGTCCACTTTCACAGCAGGACGGGTTTTCTTCCGGCTGCCCGACCGCATCAGTGCCGCTCCCTTCATGCGCATCTACCGTTCGGGTGGTGCAGTGCAGCTCAACTCCGAGGTCCCACTCTCTGACATCCGCATCGCCATCGAGGTGTGGGGCCAACAGAACTCGGACTACGGGGCAGTGCGCGGCACGGTGAAGGCCATCGAGGCAATCGGTCACGAGCTGGTGCCCGGCACGGTGCTCGGGCCGAACGGGACGGCCTGCCTCAACATCAATGTGACCACCGCCGTGGATTCACCTGACCCTGACACCGGCTGGCCGCGCGTCGTCATAGACAGCATCTGGACTGTGCGTCTCTAGCATCCCCGATCCTCCCCCACCTTGTGGGGGAATATCAGAGTGTCCCGGCAGAGTGGTCGGTGACGAAGTGCCCGCCTACTCGGCAGATAGAGGGAGTGCGAAATGCCCGTCTTCAACCCAAACCACGTTTTCAGTGGGGCTGGGACGCTGTACGCAGCTCCCATCGGCACCACCGAACCGACAACGGTGACCGGTGCCTGGCCTGCTGGCTGGGTAGCACTTGGCTACACCGACCAAGGTTCCGAGCTGGACCTCAAACCCACCACCCAGGCGGTCACGGTGGAAGAGGAATACTGGCCCATCCGCAATGTGCTGGTGACCTACGAGGGCACGCTCACCGCAGCCCTCTCCGAGTACACCCAGCAGAACATCCTCTTCGCCCTCAATGCGGGCATCGGCACCGGCCAGGTATCGGGTACCTCAGGCGTCGAGTCTGACGGGTCCATCTGGACAGAAATGCCCGCCATCGGTTCCGAAGTGCGCGTCATGCTCGGGTGGGACGCCTTGCCCGAAGGAGCGACCCAGGGGCAGTACGGCATCTTCAGAGCAATCGTGAGACAGGCCTTGCAAACCGGAACGGTCAAGACGATCCGGCGAAAGGGTTCCGTCAAAGCCACCATCGCCATCCAGTTCATGCTGGAAAAGCCGCTCGGCGTCAACCCGTTCCGGTACATCCAGCCTGCCTCGTGGGTTTCTTGATGACCGAGCCACTGCACATTCAGGATTACGACGACTTCGATACCATCGAGGCGAACCCCGAGCCGTCGTATCAGTTCACGCTGGGAGGGCGACTGTGGAACTGCCGCCAGCCGGGGGACATTCACTGGGACACCATCGAGAAGTTCATGAAGGCGCAGGGCAGCGGCGACATGCTCGGCGTTGTCACGCACATGGACGAGTTCTTCAGTGCGGTGCTGTTCCCCGACGAGGTGGTGGACTTCCTGGCGCTGAAACGGGACCCGCTGGGTGGCCTGACCACGGATCGAATGACCAAGCTCATCCAGCGCGTCAGCGAGAAGGTGCTCAATCGCCCTACTCAGCCGTCCTCGGCCTCCTCCGATGGGCGGCAGAAGAAGACGCCTACCTCACGGGCAAGCTCGTCCTCGCGGGCCATAAAGGCACGCACGGCCTAAGCGCAGCGGAGGTACTCGACGCCGCCTACGCCATTCGTGTGGACGAGGCAAACGCCATTGACATGGTGCTCCTGTCTCACGGAGCGCCAGCGATGGCACGGGAGGCGTTGGCAGATGAGTTGGGCGAGTACGAAGAGGACGAAACCCTCGCATCCGTTGACTCACCTGACTCCGAGAACCGCGAGGCCAATGTCGTGGACATGGTTGCGTGGATGGACCGGGCGAATGAGCTGCTATGAGCGATGACGTTGGCTCTGCATCTGTACGCATCGACCCAGACCTCTCCTTCTTCAAGGAGGAACTGAGGGCCGCGCTCGAAGAGGCGACCGCCAAGGACGCCGACCAGACGGTCAAGGTCCAAGCGGACAACTCCGACGCTCAGAGCAAAATCGCGGAGACGACCGCGTCGGCTGACGAACTTGGACGCAAGAAGGAAACAGTCCGCATCAATGCCGACACTTCCGACGCCAGTGGCAAGCTGCGCGACCTCGACGCCGCAGCAGCCGGGGCAGCCGGGGCAGGCGGTGGTAGTGGGCTAGGGCTGCTCATGAAGGTCGGGCTTCTGGCGGGCGCGGCATTGGCGCCAGTCGCGTCGGTGGCCGAGGGCCTCGCATTCGGTTTGCTCGGTGTCGGTGCCGCGGCAGGACTGGGCCTTGGTGCATTCGCTCTCGCGTCCAAAGGTGCGACGACGCAGTTCACCACCGATGCCTCGGCCATCGAGAAGTCATGGCAGCAGTCCATGGCACCCATCGTGTCGCCCGTGTTCACCAACGCCATCAAGCTCATCGGTCCTGCCTTCGCTTCGATGACCCCACTCGTTGAGGGTGCCGCTGCCGGGTTGCTCAAAATGGAGGGGTCCTTCCAGGCGATGTTCGCCAACCCGGCGTGGATGGCTTCGATACAGGCCATCGGGAAGGAGTCCCAGGCGGTCATCGGTGGCCTCGGGCCTATCATCTCCGACCTGTTGCTCGGATTCGTGAAGATGCTGGCCGCGTTGCAGCCGCTCATCACCGTCGTCATGGGGTGGCTCGGGGACCTGGCCAAGGCATTCGCCAGCGTCAGCTTCACCTCGTTCTTCGACAACATGGCCAAGAACCTTGCCACGCTCGGGCCGATTGTCGGGTCGTTCTTCAAGAACCTGCTGGAGACTTTGGGCGCTCTCATGAAAGTGGTCGAACCCATCGGCACAGCCTTGTTCCAGGTGTTGGCAGCAGTCTTCCAAGGCCTCAATCCACTACTCCATGAGTTCGCCGCCGTCATCGGCGCCATCGCTCCCGTCATTTCTCAGGTGATGACGGCTCTTGCGGGAATGGTCAGCTCGGGCATCGACGCGCTCGTCCCCGCCATCGCCGCGCTGCTGCCTATTGTCCAGACCCTTGTGCAGTTCATCGGTTCCAGCCTGGTCGCGTCCATCCACGCGGTCAGTCCGTTGCTCAACGCCCTCGTCGGTGTCGTCTCGGACCTTCTCCGCGGTATCAGTCAGGGAATGGGGCCAGCAGTTAACGCCTTCAGCAACCTGACCGGGGCACTGACGCCGCTCACGTTCGTTTTCGAGCCGTTCGCTGCCGCCATGAAGTCAGCCGCTCCACTCTTCACGGAGCTGGGGCAGGCCATCGGTCAGTTGCTCGGCCCGGTGGCGCAGCTGGCTGCGACGTTCCTTGCCTTCATCCCGATTCTTGAAACGTCGATGGTCCCAGCCATCATGCACATGGCCACCGCGATTCTGAGCGCGCTGCTGCCGGTGCTGCACGAGATGATCCCCGTCATTCAGGACGCGGCGCAGGTTCTAGGGGCATCGTTGAAGGGCGCTGCCGAAGACATCACTCCGATCCTCTACGCCCTCACCCCAATCCTGGCTGGCCTCGTAACCGTCGTCGGAAACGTGCTTGTCCCTGTCCTCCATGTGCTCGTGGCAGCCCTCAACGTCATCCCCGCACCGATCCTCGGCATCGCTGCCGCCTTCTACGGGTGGACCAAGATCGAGGGAATGGTGACCGGCGTGATGAGGGCCATCACTCTGCTCCCTACGGCCATCGGCCTTGTCGGAATCAAAATCGGAGAGACGGCCTCGGCTATCGCTTCCGGTGCTGTCGCCTTCGGCCAGATGGCCATTCAAGCGGTGCAGGCAATCCCCGACCTCATCGCCTTCGGCATCACTCATGCTCAGATCGCTGCCTCATTCATCGCTGAGAACATCGCCATGGCAGCATCGGCGGTAGCCGCGTTTGTCGCTGAGAACGCTGCGACCCTCGGTCTGGCAGCAGCCTTCGCCGCTCTCGTCACTGGCATCATTTTCCTCGCCACCCACTGGGACGAGTCGTGGAACGCCATCAAGTCCGTGTTCGACTCCGTGACCAACTTCTTGCGCTCGGGCCTCGGCACCTTCGTGGTCATGCTCACCGGGCCAATCGCTCCGCTCATCGAGCTGGGCCTCCACTGGCAGCAGGTGTGGGGACTCATGCGCGATGTCTTCCACGAGGTATGGGGCGAAATCGGCCCGACGTTCGATGACATCATCGCCGTCGTAGAGGACTTGGCGCAGCATCTCTCCAGCGCCCTCACTCCTGCGGTGAAAGTTGTGATCGACGCCATTGAGAAGCTCATCTCTCCGTTGGAGAAGCTGAAGCAGGTTGGCTCCGACATCGTGGGTTGGGCCAAGGACATCGTCGGGGCCAACCACCCCGCGGCTGCCAGTATCAAGGAAGTGGGCGACGCCGCCGACACGGCCAAGCCCAAGCTGCAATCGGTCGGTGATGTCCTCAAGTCAGTCGGCATCTCTTCATCTCAGGCGTCTGCTGCGGCCAACCAGCTGCCTGCCGCATTCACCTCCGCGGCCGGTGCGACGCAATCGGCTGTTCAAAACATGGGCAAGATCATCACCAGCACGCAGCTGAGTGCCCTGGCGCAAATCGCTAGCGTCGATGACCAGCTCGCCAACGACCTGCCCACGAAGCTGAATCAGCAGAAAGCCAACACCGCCAACGCCGCGCTGAACCAGGCGCAGGGTATCGCTGAGGGGCAGCAGAAAGCATTGGCCGCGGCAGAACAGTCGGCCTACGTGCTCGCCGTCCAGGTGCCCACCAAGCTCAATCAGCAAATTGCAGCGTCCTACGCGTCAGCTCTCCAGCAGGCGCAGGCGCCACCCACCGCTCAGTTGAGTCAGGCCGAGGCGACGGCGGCAGCAGCCGACCAACTCGCCAAGGCATTGCCAACGAAGCTCAACCAGCAGCTGGCCAACACGGCGAACCTCGCACTCGCTCAGGCGCAAGCGCAAGCGAC